GAGCCCCAATGTTTACGTTTCAAGCCATCATCAAGATACCTAAAGAATAGATTTGTGCCTCCATTATAGAAGCTCATACCTACCTTGTTTGGTACTTGGTGATGCCTGTCATACATAGCATCGAGACTCGGGTCTAACAACAAATGGTCGATCACTTGATCTATCACAGACACGCTGAAGATGAGTCTAACTCTACCATCACGAAGCTTCTTCTTCTTATGTGGCTCCTGTTTGACAAAAAGTCTAACTGGATCACCTTTGAAGTCTTCTACCTCTAGGTATTGTCGGATCTGCTCTCTAACGAGTGGAATGAAAGTAGATAGTGAACCATCACTTGATTGTTTGCGATACGAATCGAATAGGTCCTTGTTTGTTGAGTAGTCATGGTAGTAGGGGTAACCTGGACTTGACTTGGGGTTGACTCTGTTCTCTAGTACATCTAAGATATGTTCATCCGACAAGAAATTGCCGGGTATCTTCCAATGTACCGCAGAATAGACGTTCTCCAAGTGGTTCAGGGTTTTCCTTCTAATGACTGGGTCCATTTTTACTTGGTTGAAATACTTGCCAACATGATATTGGAGTGACTTGAATTCCGCTTCTGCACTTGTGTCAGGCTGCGCTAACTCATCGGGTAGGTCCCACGGCAGTCGCGCGTCTATTGGCCACGCGACCTGTTTAATGAACCGTTCTTTGAGTTTGGCAACGAATTTAAATACACCGGGGCCTGGCTTATTGCCAATGGCCGGACCCCTTAGTAGTTTAAATTCGGAGCTGGCACAGATGCTTGGGCGTCATTACTTTCCATTTTCTGTGTTGGTTTTTCTTCCTCCTTGGGTGGTTGCTTAGCACTGGTCGGCTTTTTAGGTTTAGCTTTCGCTTCTACCCTCTTAGTCATTATGTCATGTTCTGCGCAGGTATTGGCTGGTTTACCATCTTTCAGTTTGATGCATTTACACCCATCAACTGGTTTCTTAGGTTTGCCTTCCAAATTCTGCATACATGTCTCATGACACTTTTCACAGTACTTAGCAATAGGCTTCGGTGGGGGCGTGACTACTACTTCCTTTGGCGCATTTTCAATGAACTTCTCCATTTTCATGAAGAATTTCGTTTGCGTCTCTAGGTTCGCTTGTCGCTCCTTATCCATCGTAGCGGAGATTTTTGCGAGCTCTTCGGTAACACGTGCAACCTTTCGAGAAATTTCTTCCTCGGTTAGGCGATTGGTACTATCCTCAAAGGCACCATATCTTCGTTTGGCCTTGTTCCGCTGCTTTGCAGTAGCGTACCCTAGGTCATCCAGAAGTTCTTCATCCATACGTTCCTTGAGTGGATCATAATCAGCAGGCTCATCGTCATAGTCTCCTTTGTTGATGTCGACATCTCTGATGGGTTTTGATAATGCATCGTCGAGAAAATGCTCGTAGGATTCTTCATCCTCGAACCGCATGAACTTATCACCGACACGGAGATAAAAATCTCCGTAGGGTGATTGAATAGTTTCA